TAAAATCGCCCATAAATATGTATTTACGTCGTTTGAGTGTGAAGATATACGTCAAGAGGCGTTTTTGATAGCACACAAGGGGCTTGATGACTATGATAATTCGCGCCCACTTGAAAATTTCCTATATATACACCTAAGCAACAGGCTAAAAAACTTCAAACGTGATAATTATTACCGTTATGAGGTTGGTGACGCCCAAAAAATGCAAGACATCAAGAAAAGCATACTCGAACCCATAGATATACATGAATTATATCACATTGCAACCGGCTCCACCATAGTAGACGACGCCCACCTATCAGAAATACATGAGTTGATTGATGAAAAACTTCCTGCAAACATGCGCTCGGACTATCTCAAGCTAAAAAATAAGGGCAAACTCACAAAAAGTCGTAAAATTAAAATAATAAAAAGACTACAGGAAATAATAAACGGAGAAATTGACAATGAAGAAGGGTAGATTCTCCAATGAGGAAATGCAATTTATCGAGCAGAACTGCGAGGTTCTTTCTCCAGAAGCAATAGCCAAGACTCTAGAGCGTGATCCTGAGTCTGTTCGTGGCTGGATTGCCGAAAAGGTCGGATTTTCTTCTTCTCAAAAGAAAGAGGCGGCTGTAGCTAATGAACTAAAAACAAAACCATACTATAAAGAGCTATCTCATCAGTTTTCACAAGAAGAATTGGAAATGTTTCAATTTCATTTCAAAAAAATGTGGAGCCAGTTCAAAGATGATGTGTTTCATACTGAAGAAATGCAGATAATAGATACGATCAAGTTAGAAATCCTAATGAATAGGATTCTACGGTCTCAACATGAAAATCAGGAAGAAATATTGCTTAACGAGCGTCTTGTTCAGAATGAAAAGGCGCGAGACAAAGATCAACGAGATATAGACTATATAATGAATTTGGAACGCCAGATAGCTATTCTCAGGGCCTCACAGGAGACCCTTAGTAAAGACTACAAAGATCTTCAGTCTCGAAAAGCGACGATGTTAAAAGACCTCAAAGGCACAAGAGAGCAGCGTATCAAGGCAATTGAGGACTCAAAACAGACGTTTGCATCGCTGGTGAAGCAAATCGCGACCAGTTCAGAGTTTAGGTCGAAAATAGGTATAGAAATGGAAAAGATGCGGCTGGCAACTGAAAGAGAGAAAGAACGGCTTTCAGAATATACTCAATATGAAGACGGTAATATCGACCAGCCATTTCTTACGCCCGAAACACTAATAGACAAGGACCAATAATGAAGGCAGTTATTTTTGGTATTACAGGACAAGACGGTAGCTATCTAGCAGAACTCTTACTAAGTAAGGGATATGAAGTCGTCGGAGTCACCAGAAGATCAAGCACTCCAAACACAATTAATATTAATCACATCTTGCAAAATATCGTACTCGTAGAGGGCGATGTAACTGACGGATTTAATGTCAGCAAGATCATAGAAGAACATAAACCTGATGAAATATACAATTTGGCTGCACAGTCCCACGTCGGAACCAGTTTTAAGCAGCCGAATTTAACATGGGACATTACTGCTGGCGGTGTTTTGAATATCTTGGAGGCTATTAGATATTCTGACAGAAAAGACCAAATACGGTTTTATCAAGCCAGTAGCAGTGAGATGTTTGGTAAAAATTTCTCGATTACCAAAGGAAGATATGGGGACATCAAGTTCCAAGACGAGAACACTCCTTTTGTGCCACAGAGTCCTTACGCCATCGCAAAGTTAGCAGCGCACCATTTAGTGCGAAATTACAGAGAAGGGTATGGTATACACGGCAGTTGTGGCATTTTATTTAATCATGAAAGCGAAAGGCGTGGAGAAAAGTTTGTAACCAGAAAGATTACCAATTGGATTGGGGAATTTGAAAGCTGGCGCGGTGGAGAGGTCGTATTTGTAGACGAAGAAATCTATTTGTACGATCACGAAACCCAAGAAAGGATTTCATTCCCAAAGCTAAGACTTGGCAATCTAGATGCAAAAAGAGACTGGGGACATGCGGAGGACTATGTAAACGCGATGTGGCTCATGCTACAGCAGGAAAATCCAGACGATTATGTTATCGGCACAGGCGAAACACATAGTGTCAGAGAGTTTCTAGATGCTGCGTTTCGCAGGATTGGTATTGATGGCTGGAGTAATTATGTTGTTGTAGATCCAGAGTTTTATCGTCCAGCTGAAGTTGATTACCTTCTTGGCATACCAAAGAAGGCTGAAGATGTTTTGGGCTGGCAGAGAAATGTTAGTTTTAGTAAGTTAGCAGAAAGAATGGTGGATAGCGATGTCGAAAAGGCGAGACTACGGAGACCCGATTTACAAACAGTTTCGTCTTGACGTGCTAAAACGAGACAATTATACGTGTCAAATGTGTAATAATAAGGGGAGAAATGTTCGTCTGAATGTACACCACATAATAAAGTGGAGTTCAGCCAGCTCCCTGCGTCACGATGCAGATAATGGTGTAACCCTTTGTAGGGGCTGCCATAAGTCTGTGACTGGCAAAGAGTCACATTATGTTTCATACTTCAACGAGATAGTTAGGAGAAATAAAAAATGAGCTACGATAGATTTTCATCTTGGTCTTCCGGTGGTGAAGATGAGCAGGAAGACCCACAAGAGTCGCTAGAGCCTGTTCAGCCAGAGGAGCCTACAGAAGCGCCGGTATCATCAGATAGCGTCATAGAGGTTCTTGAGGCACTTGAGCCGGGCGAGAGCTATGAAGCCGAGATTGGTCCAAGATGCTTCGACCTAGTGTATATCCACATGAAAAAGACATCACCATCAAACAGGCCTTCATACAGGGATGGTAAAATATACTTTACTAAAGGTTAATAATGACAAAAAGCCAAATACCAAAATACACCGTAATAAAAGACACTAGAGAGCAGGATGGATGGTTCTTTAGTTCTTATGATAAGTGTAGTGGTATGGAGGTTGGAACGCTTCACACCGGAGACTATACTCTAAAGGGATATGAAGATGTTGTCTGTATAGAAAGAAAAGCATCTGTCTCCGAAATAGGTATGAATTTAGGAAGGAAAAAAGAGGCGTTTTTTAATGAAATGGAGCGCATGAAAGATTTTCATTTTCGCTACTTGCTGCTTGAGTTTTCTGCTTCGGATGTGATAAACTACCCAATGAGTTTGCTTGACGAAGAAGATAAGCGCAAATACGAACTTTACAAAAGCGGCCAGATTAAAAAACCAACAGGAAAGAGATTTGATATTGTTGACCAGACAAGACTTAGTGGTAAATATCTTATGAAGTCTCTCATGGAAATATCCATAAGGCGAGATATAAATGTTATTTTTTGCGACAATAAGTATAATGCTTTTATAATTTGCAACAGCATCTTCAAGAGACTAAATGAACTTTTTAATGGAAAAGACAATGACGCTCAATAGAGATATGGTTGGCGAAATTCATGGATATGGGATAGACGTAAAAAATAGGGAAATATATATAAATGAGTTTGATGATTCGGGTGAGTCTGCTGGCGTGGATCATCGTATGTTGCAGAATTTTATAAAAAACATAAATATACTTAAAAGTCAAAACACTGAACCAATAACCATTCACATGCAAACAGTGGGCGGTTGCTGGTATTCCGGTATGGGTATATATGACTGTATCAAGAGTTCTAGGTGTAAGACTACTTTTATAGCATATGGACAGCTTTGTTCTATGGGTACGGTTATAATTCAAGCCGCAGCAAAAAGACTGATAACCGCCAGCTCTTCGTTTATGGTCCATTGGGGCAGCAGCGAAATAAGTGGACATTACCTAAGCTCGCAAAATCTAGCGGCTTTTGAGAAGTCCGCAGCGCAGCAGATGATTGATATTTATTCTGATAGGTGTTATAAGTCTGGTAAATTTTTCAAAGACTCAGGATATTCTTTGTCGAAGGTTAAATCATACATAAAAAGAAAATTAAACAACGGGGATTGGTATATGTCTGCTGAAGAAGCCGTATACTATGGCTTTGTGGACGGAATATATAAATGAAAGATCATTCAAAACAACTAGAAGACGCTTGGCTTGGTATTGACGTAGATGAGTCAACCTTGTTCAATCCTATGGATTTCGTTATGCAGGACTCTGACAACGAAAAACTGCTAGAAAGAATAGCTTGGTTAATGATGCGTCCAGAGTATTTTTCATTTGCATGTAAATATATATTAAATATTGAAGTATCTCCTTTCCAGTCTCTGCTTCTTTATGAGATGTGGAACAGAAAGTTTCCAATGCTTGTCGGTAGTCGCGGCATGGGTAAATCTTTTATATTGTCCGTTTACCCGTTGCTTCGCGCTCTGTTTATGCCTAGAAGAAAAATAATTGTTGTAGGCGCTGCTTTCCGTCAGTCCAAGGTTTTGTTTGAGTACATGGACACCATATGGAAGAATGCGCCAATATTGAGGGACTTGTGTTCAAGCAATAGTGGGCCTAGAAGAGATGTGGATAGGTGTGTTATGCACATCGGCCAAAGCACTATTACTTGTCTCCCGCTCGGTGACGGTAGCAAGATCAGAGGTCAGCGTGCTAATGATATCATTGCTGACGAATTTGCCTCTATTCCTAGAGATATTTTTGAAAACGTTGTTGCTGGTTTTGCTGCCGTTGCCGCTTCTCCAATAGAAAAGGTCAAGCAAAAAGCAAAAGAAAAAAAGGCCAAAGAGCTTGGGATACCTATTAGCGCCCCAGAAGACAGAGATACTGGCGCATCTAAATCGAACCAAATTATTTTATCTGGAACGGCATATTATGATTTTAATCATTTTGCTGAGTATTGGAAGAGGTATCATGCTATAGTATCTAGTGCGGGAAAAGAAAACAAGCTACAGGAAGTTTTTGGCGGCCCTGTTCCAGCAGACTTCGACTGGAGAGAGTATTCAGTTATTAGGATGCCCGTAGATAGGCTTCCAGACGGATTCATGGATAGCGGTCAAATAGCTAGAGCAAAGGCTACTGTTCACTCAGGTATTTATCAGATGGAATATGGCGCCGTGTTTACTACGGACAGTCAGGGGTTTTTCAAGAGGAGTTTAATAGAATCATGCACAACGTCTCAGATGAAGCCAATAACACTGCCTTCTGGAGATGTGTGTTTTGAAGCTATGCTAAAAGGCGATCCAAATAAAAAATATATTTTTGGTGTCGATCCTGCTTCCGAGGTTGATAATTTTAGTATAGTGGTTTTAGAGCTAAATAGCGATCATAGAAGAATAGTCCATTGTTGGACGACGACTAGAAAGCAACATAAGGAAAAGTTGAAATCGAAATTAGTAACGGAAGACGATTTCTATTCATACTGCGCTAAAAAAATAAGACAGTTAATGAAAGCCTTTCCTTGTGTTGAGGTCGCTATTGACGCTCAAGGCGGTGGGATAGCAGTTGTAGAAGCTCTGCAAGACAGAGATAAGATTGGCGAGGGTGAAGTTCAAATATGGCCCACGATAGAAGACAAAGAAAAAGACACAGACTATCACTCTGGGTTACATATTCTTAAATTATGCCAATTCGCTAAGGCTGATTGGTTGGCAGAGGCTAATCACGGTTTAAGAAAAGACTTTGAGGATAAGTGTGTTTTACTTCCATTTTTCGATACGGCTAGCATAGGTCTATCTATTGAGCAAGATAAGGTTTCTGGTAGACAGTATGATACGCTTGAGGATTGCGTGATGGAGATAGAAGAGCTTAAAGATGAGCTTTCCATGATCGTTATGACTCAGACATCAAGCGGCAGAGAAAGATGGGATACGCCAGAAGTAAAGCTTGGCGCTGGTAAAAAGACTAGACTGAGAAAAGATAGATACTCCTCTCTTATAATGGCTAACATGTCGGCTAGACATTTTACAACCGTTGAGAAAATAACAGAATTAGAAGTTGGCGGATTTGCTGAGTCTAATGCTTCTAGATTTGGAAATTCTGGCAAACTATACAATGGGCCTGCTTGGTTTTCAGATAAAATCCAAGATATCTATTAAATTGTGTAATAATAGTATTACCATTTCTATTAACAATACCATTGGGAAAATTAAATGTCTGACGATCTTTATCTAACATGGGATAACGAGTCTCAAAAACAAGAAGCATACAAGTCTACGGCTAACAATATTGACGCCTACGAAGGTATACAAAAGGCTTCTGCTCATTCATACGGCAGAAGAACCAGCTATATTGATATAGAGCCTAATCGCTCCGTCAGAACCAGCTTTAATAGAAGTGATTACAATGCTTTTCGTCCCGGTGAGGCTGTTGCCACCAAACAGAAAAGGCTTATTGCTCAATGTATGCAGGCATACAGTCGTGTTGGTATAATTAGAAATGTTATTGATCTGATGAGCGATTTTGCAAGTCAGGGGCTTGTTCTTGTACATCCCAACAAGACTATCGAAAAATTTTATAGAAAATGGTTTCAAGAGGTTGGTGGCACAGATCGCTCTGAAAGGTTCTTGAACTATCTTTATAGAACCGGCAATGTAATAACCCGAAGAAGCACTGCAAAAATAAACACGAAGCAAGAAAGAGCTTTGAAAAGCGCAGTCGCCGCTGACACAAAAATAGAAGATATAAACTTTAAAAGCAGAGAAATACCTTGGGGATATGATTTTCTAAATCCTTTAAGTGTTGATGCTGTTGGCGGTGTTCAACTAGGAAAGCCGGAGTATGTGATGAAACTATCGCATAATTCTCATCAGGCTTTAATGTCCTCTAATAATAAAAAGACGCTACCTCAAGATTTGTACAATAGATTAAAAAATGGTGAAAGAACCATACCTCTAGATCGAAATAAAGTTGATTTTTTCTTTTATAAAAAAGACGATTGGATGGTTTGGTCTGATCCAATGATTAGCTCTATTCTTGATGATATTATCATGTTAGAGAAAATGAAGCTAGCAGATATGGCGGCTTTGGACGGCGCTATTTCTAATGTTAGACTTTGGACCGTTGGTGATTTAGATCACAAAATTATACCGACTAAGGCTGTTATCAATAAATTAAGAGATATACTAGCCAGCAACGTCGGCGGTGGAACGATGGATATGGTTTGGGGACCGGAACTGAAATTTACTGAAAGTCAATCTCAAGTATATAGATTTTTAGGATCTGAAAAATATCAGCCGGTTCTTACGAGTATCTATGCCGGTTTGGGAATACCTCCTACCCTTACCGGCGCCGCTGGCGGTGGTGGTTATACTAACAACTACGTTTCGCTAAAAACGCTTGTCGAGAGACTAGAGTACGGTAGAGAGATACTATCTAGCTTCTGGAGAAAAGAGATAGCAATAGTTCAAAAGGCTATGGGCTTTAGATATCCTGCTGAAATACATTTTGACTCTATTGTTCTATCTGATGAAGCAGCCCAGAAAAAATTACTGATGGACCTTGCGGATAGAGATATAATTTCTCAAGAAACCCTACTTGAAAGATTTAGAGAGATACCTTCAATTGAAAAGGTTAGAGTTAAAAGAGAGGTTAGAGATAGAGATTCCGATCCGCTTTCTCCTCAAAAGGCAAGTCCATATCACAATCCACAACATGCCCATGATGTTGCTAAGATTGGCATAACCAAGGACATTGTAGACAATGAAGAATATTTTGAGAAATATAATATTCCTTTTAGTCCTCCTCAAGAGCCAGTAGAAAGCGTCCCTCAGAATAGCCCAAGGCAGGAGAAAAACGAGCCGATTCAAGAAGCCGGTCGTCCTATGTTTTCTAGAGATACGCAAAAAAGGAAACAAAAAAGGGTTCTACCAAAAAGCTCTGACACGACTGTAGCTATGTTATGGGCTATGGATGCGCAGGCGAAGATATCAGAAGTTCTATCTCCTATTGCACTTGCTCACTTTGAAAAGAAAAATATTAGAAGTTTAACCAAATCGGAAGTAGATCAGTTAGAGCATTTAAAATTATGTATACTTACTGGGTTGCAGCCATTTATGGAGATAGATGAAACAATAATAAAAAACTTGTTAGAAAGCCAGAAAAACCCACCAAGAGAATTCGTTTCCTTCGCGTCTGAAAAGGTTGAGCAGTTTGTTAGCACAAATAATAGACAGCCGAGTAGTAATGAGATGAAGTTAATTTACTCAACTGTCTTTGCTGAATTGAGCGATTTTTAACCATAAAAAACCAACAAATCAAAAATTTGTGTATTATGAAACTGGAGGTATTCAATATGGAAATATATAAATCAGAAATAGAGGCCGGATTATCCGACCTTCTACAGAATAATAGTGTCGCATATTGCGCTCAAGCTAATCTTCATAAGGGTAGTATCGAGGCCGCTAAGGTTGTCATATCCGATGTTGATGTGCTTGAGAAGGTAATAGCTCAAAACAAGGACCAAATGGATTTATATTATCTTGAGTCCGTATTAGTTTCTACCGGCTGGAACAAAAATGATGACGTTTTTGATCCTCAAGAAACTTGGGCTGCTAGAAATACCCCAGAAGACAAACAATTCAATTTTATGCACAATGAAGATGACATCATTGGACATATAACTGGCAGTTATGTCGTTGACCACGAGGGTAATCAGCTTTCGCAAGAAGAAAAACCTGAGCAGTTTGATATTATTACTCAGGCGGTTCTTTATACTAGCTGGTCTGGAGAAGAAAAGCGCGAGCGCATGAATAAGATCATCGCAGAAATCGAAGAGGGTAAATGGTTCGTTTCGATGGAGTGTCTTTTTCCGGCCTTTGATTACGCTCTGCAAACGGCAGAAGGTCAAACAAAAATCATAGAAAGAAATGAAGCCTCTGCTTTCCTAACGAAGCATTTGAGGGCTTACGGTGGGGAAGGTACTTACGAAAACTATAGAATTGGCAGATTATTACGAAACTTAGCATTCTCTGGTAAAGGTCTTGTTTCAAAACCTGCTAATCCGCGTAGTATTATTTTGGACAAGAGTGAATATTTTGACGAATCAAAATCACAAACGTTAACTATTTCTTCAATCAAGGAGATGAAAATGTCAGATCACGATAAGCAGATCGAAGATTTGCGAGCAGAGTTGGCAGAAGCAAAAGCTGCTAACGAAGCACTAAAAGGGCAGGTTGTTGCAGAGCAGCAGTCTGAGTTTGAAGCCAAGATCCAAGCTTTAGAAGCTACTATTGCGGAGCAAGCTGGCACAATCGAGGCAAAAGACGCAACGATTGCGGAGCAGGCTGAAGCAATCAAGAATGGCGAAGAAGACATGAAAAATAAAATGGATGAGCTTCGCGAGATGAAAAAGAAAGAGGCCATGATGAAGCGTAAGGCACAGCTAGAAGAAGCTGGTCTTGACGCCGAAGAAGCTTCTGCTACTGTCGAGTCTTTTGATGGCGTAAACGATGAAGCTTTCGAGGCTGTCGTTGCTGTCATGAAGAAAAAGTATGCTAAAGAGTACGACGACAAAAAAGAAAAAGAAGAAAAAGACGCTAAGGCGGAAATCGAAGAAGAGCTTGATGCAGCAGAAGCTAGCGAAGAAGTTCTTGAAGAGGCGGAAGCATCGGAAGAAGTGGCTATTTCTGAAGTAGAACCAGAAGTTGATCCAGCAGAGTCGCTCCGCAGTGTTGCAAGCGAATGGATTGGTTCTTTCTTGCAATCAACACCAAAAAAATAATTAATTTTTCTAAAGGAGATAAATAATGGCTCTTAAATCAGATAGAAGTGTTCTAGATACTGACATTTCGTTCTTCATGAACGAAGCAGCTACCAGAGGCGGCGTTGCTTCTGTTAGCACTGGAGGCTCTGGAGCAGCTATGGATCAAGGCGAGGCTTTGGTTACTTACGCTGCGCTACCATCCGGTGCTGTTCCTGTTGGACTCTTGTTGAACGATATGGTCAATATTGACCTTACTCGTCAGCATCTTAACCAGCACAAAGATGAAGTTCAGAAAGGCGGCAAGGTTACTCTTCTTCGCAAGGGTTATGTTGTGACTAGCAATCTAGAAGGCACCAGTCCAAGCGCTGGCGATCCTGCTTACGTTGCTCACAGCGGAAACTTGGCCACCAGCGATCTTTCGAGTGACGATACTGATGATGACGGTTCGACCAGACTTGTTGGTAGATTCCTTTCTGGTGTAGATCAGGACGGTTATGCTAAAGTTTACATCGACCTTCCTAACACAAACGTATAATTAAATTATAAAAGGAGATACTTAACATGTCGATTAAAGAAAGACCATCAGCAGAATTCATTGAACTGCTAAAGCGCTCTGGCGCTTCTGATAAAGCTGTCGCTATCGAAGCACAGCGCGAAATCGCCAAGGCTCTTGAGCTTCCTTTGAGAAAGGGTGTTCTGTTTGGCGATGTTGTTACCTCGATTTTCGAGACAATGCCTCTTGAGCCGGGCGCTTCTCCAGAGTTTCCTTTGGACTTGCTTTCACCCGGAAGCGAAGTAGATCACATCGCTTACACTAATCCCGGAAACGGACGTATTCCTGAGCGTCACGTTGAAGGTGATTACGTCATGGTTAACACCTACGGCATTTCTAGCTCGATTGACTTCTTGCTAAAATATGCTCGTGAGGCAAACTGGAACGTAGTCGCTCGCGCGATGCAAGTTCTTGAGTCTTCTTTCGTTAAGAAGATCAACGACGACGGATGGCACACCCTTTTGGCTGCCGCTGTTGATCGTAACATCTTGGTTTACGATGCTGATGCAGCTGCTGGTCAGTTCACCAAGCGTCTTGTAAGCCTTATGAAGACCGTTATGCGTCGTAATGGCGGTGGTAACAGCGTTACCGCTCCCGGACGTTTGACCGATCTTTACTGCTCGCCAGAAGCTATCGAAGACATCCGCAACTGGGGTGTCGATCAGCTTGATGAAGTTAGCCGTAGAGAAATCTACGTTGCTGGCGACGACGGTCCTGCAATCACCAGAATCTTTGGTGTTAACTTGCACGACTTGTTCGAGTTTGGCGATAATCAAGAGTATCAGTCGTACTTCACGACCGATCTTGGCGGATCGCTTCAGGGTGGCGACGTTGAGCTTGTTATCGGCTTGGATCAAGGCGCTAGCGACAGCTTCGTTATGCCAGTCAAGCGTGAAGTTGAAATCTTTGAAGACGAAACTCTTCATCGTCATCAGCGACAAGGTTACTACGGATTCGCAGAAATGGGCTTTGGTGTCCTCGACAACCGAAGAGTTCTTGCTGGCTCCTTCTAGTAATTATCGCTCGAAGAAAAAAAATGCAAAGCCGTTCCTTTTGGGGCGGCTTTCTTTTTAAATTGTGTATAATCTATATAGAGGTTTTACATAAGGAGATATTAATGTTTGGAGGCTCATCGTTTTCAGAGCTTTCTTTCGCTGAAATACCAAAACTAAAAGAAGGTATTCAGGGCAGTAGCGAAGTAGCAATACATTTCAATAAATCATTTTTAACATTTGTCATGCAGCTTAACCAGCAGGCAGATTTCGATCTCGCTATAAACAGTCAACAGGATCATTCATTAGAAATAAATAAACAAATAGAATTCTCTGTAGAGAGGTAGAAATGGCTCGCAAGGTCTATGATAGAGTAAAAGAGTATACCGCCTCTACAGGTATTGGTGGTATTTCTTTCATTGGCGCCTTTACTGGTTTTCAAAGTTTTGATAGTGTATTTACTAGTGGTGACACTACTTTTTATGTAATAGAAGAGCATAATCAGTGGGAAGTTGGTATTGGTACATACGGCTCTCACAACCTAGAGCGTGATACCGTTTTAAGTAGCTCTAATAATGGCAGCAAAATAAATCTCACCGGCAGCGGTGTTGTGTCTGTCACTTATCCAGCTTCTCAGGTTTTCTTTGCAGATGATGTTGTTGATGTTTCTGGTGTCGCGTACTATGCTAGCGGTCAAGCTGTAGAAAATGAACTACAGATAGCTTCTGTTAGCGGTTGGGCCAAATATTATGTTGAAAATCAAGACCATAGTGCAACAGCTGTTTCTGGTTGGGCTTCTTCTGAGATAGATCAGCTATATCTAGATGACGACCACGTATCTGGTATTGCCTACTATGCAAGCGGTCAGGCTGTTCTGAATCAGGGCGATATTGCCTCTGTCTCCGGTTTGATTGGTGACGCAGACTTTCTTCCCGGAGCCACTGGCGCTCTAATAGATCAAAATACTCAGCAAATAGCTTCCGTGTCAGGATGGTCTCAGGTTTACGTTGATAATGGCGATGCTGCCGTTAGTGGGTGGACGCAGTCTGGATTGGATGGCTTGACGGGAGATTTGTCTTCTCTGAGCGGCTGGACTCAATCTGGATTAGATACCGTTGTTTCCGACTTAGGTTCTGTGAGCGGTTGGGCGCAGTCTGGTTTAGATGGTCTAACTAGCGATCTGGCTTCTGTTAGCGGATGGACTCAATCTGGTTTAGATTCTGTTGTTTCTGATCTAGCATCCGTTAGCGGATGGACTCAATCTGGATTAGACGATTTAACTAGTGATCTTACTTCTGTTAGCGGATGGACGCAGTTTGGATTAGATTCTGTTGTCTCGGATCTCGCCTCCGTGAGTGGATGGACAACCGATAATTTTAATACGATCAATACAGACGTTGATTATGTTTCTGGCATAGCTTCTTATGCTAGTGGTCAAGCTATTCAGAACGAAAGCGATATTGCTGCCGTATCAGGTCTTATCGGCGTTGCTGACTTTTTGCCGGGTGCCACTGGAGCATTAATAGATCAAAATTCAGAAGATATAGCCACGGCGTCTGGCGCTCTTAGAGATTCAATAAATCAAAACATATTAGACATAGCCTCTGTATCCGGCCTGCTTACTCCGAGCGGAACAGATTTTTCTTTTTCTAATGCTATTTTGACATATTTCAATAGCGCTGGTGGAAGTTTTGAGGTTGATCTTTCTAGCATTAGTGGCGATGTTTATGCTATGATTGTTGATGGGGCGCCCACAACACTTGATACTCTTAATGAGATTGCCGAAGCTTTAAATGACGATGAAAATATAGCGAACACCCTAACAACACTCATAGCAACCACAAGCGGCAATTTACAATCTCAAATAACAGACAATTTAAACGATCTTTCTTCAACTTCTGGTTATTTTGAAACTAGAGTAGATGGCGCTGATGCTGAGATATTAGCGGTCAGCGGCTGGTCAGACAGCACATTCTCCACTCTTTTGCAAATGGAATATGTCTCTGGTATTGCGACATATGCATCTGGTAAAAGTGTTACCGGTACTCCTAGCGGTGTTCTTTTCTTTGATGATGCCGGTTCTGTAACGGGTAATAGTTCGTTTATATTCGACGGGGCGAATGTTACTTTAGATGGATATATTGACGCAAGCGGCGAAAGGGTTGTAACTAGTCCTGATATTCATCATCTTGTTCAGTTAACTCAGGCTGAGTATGATGCCATTACCCCAGATTCTGCCACGTTTTATATTATAACAGATGCCCCGTCTGTGTCTGGGTATTTTGAGTCTAGAGTTTCTCAAAATGAAACAGATATTGTTGCCGTTTCTGGTATTGCGGCATACGCTTCTGGGAATAGTATTTCTGGCAATCCTAGTGGTATTCTTTTCTTTGATGATACTGGGGCCGTTACCGGAAACAATTCACTAATATTTGACGGTCAAAGCATTACGCTTGATGGAACTATATTTGCTACTGGTGAAAGAGTAATTACTAGTGATGAAATATTTCACATAAAACAATTAACACAGGCTGAATACGACGCCTCAACTCCAGATTCTTCTACATTCTATATCATAACAGACGCTAGCGAAGACGCTGCTATTTCTGGATATTTTGAATCTAGGGCTGATAATGCGGATACCAATATAACGGCTGTTTCTGGAATAGCCGCTTACGCTTCTGGAAACACTATCACTGGAACCCCAAGTGGTATATTGTTCTTCGATAATTCTGGTTCTGTTAGCGGTAGCAACACATTAATATATGATGGCGTAGATGTAGCGCTTAGTGGTAATATTACCGCTAGCGGAAAAAGAGTTATTAGTAGTGATGAAATATATCATATTAAACAGCTCACACAAGCCGAATACGATGTCATAACACCAGACGCCGCCACTTTTTATATTATTACAGATCCAGACATAGAAGGTCCGGTTGTACAGCCATACAGAGAAGTTTCATCAAACACGACGATTCTTACTTCTGATTATACTATAAACGCCACCGCTGGGTCGGTTCTTACTTTGCCAACAGCCGTAGGTAATGGTGGATTGATGTTTAATATTAAAAATACAAGTACTGGAAATGTAATAGTTAGTGGTGTTGCCGGAGAAACATTAGATGGTGATACGTCCTTTGAAATAAGTACTCAATATCAGTCTATTAAGGTACAATCAACTAACTCTAATTGGATTATCTTATAATGAGTATAAAATTAGGTAATGCCGAAGTAAATGCTATATCTATAATTGAACCTTATAGTATAGGCGATCTTGGTGGCACTGATTATAGTGTAGGTAATCTTGAGCCAGATTGGGTTAGGCCGTCTGAGTGGATGGACATGCCCGTTATAAACTCTGGCGATAATAAGGTCGCTATGCTCATCGCCGTGGAGAGCGGTGTTCTTAACAAGGACATTGGATTCTTTCTTAGAGGCGCTCAAAGCAATTCTCCTAGTTATGCCACACACTCTATCATAGATTGGGGTGATGGATCTTCCGACCTCGTATATTTTGAGGGTCAGCCGGTTGATTATTATTATCATTCTTATAATTTTGACGACCTTCCAGAAAATACTGAATTTCTATTTGACGGCAAGTTAGCTAGACAGGTGATAATACAAATTGATAGTTCGGCAAGCGGCTTAGACTATCTAAATCTTACTAGGTCTAATGGTGCATATTACAATGGTAGAGATGTTCATTCTAGTAACGGTCAATCTTCTAACATTTTAGATCTTTATATTGATGCCCCGGATCTTAAAGTTATTTATAATGGAGGCTCACAACAAAAACACCTAGAAAGGATGCATGTAAATTGCGACAGTATTTCGAATATAACGCTTTTTAAAAACTTACCAAGCCTTAAAGTTGCGCATATATCGAGCGGCGCAACTGCGGGGCTGTCTTCGTTGCAAGAATTTTTCTTTGGGTGTTCCAAGCTTCAACAGGCCCCTTTTATCGACACCTCTTCTGCTACTAAACTTCGAGGGGTGTTTCAAGGTTGCCATAGCATTAAAACTATTCCAAATCTAGACACCTCTAGTTGTACAGATTTCTCTACCATGTTTTGGGAATGTCGATCTTTAGAATATATACCGGATTTGGATTACTCTAAAGCTACAACTCTTTCTCATACATTTGGGAATATGCACAATCTTAAAGCTGTTCCACACGGATTAAGATGGCCCACTGGCACATACGATTTCTACAATGGGTTTTATAATAATAAGGAAATGGTCTATGTCGCATCAGACATGAACACAAGCGGAATAACAAGCCTTAGTCAATCTTTTCGGGAGTGTACATCGCTAAAAAAGATTCCAGAGATATATTGCCC